GCGTACCTTCTCCAAGAAATCGTCTCCTGCGTAGAGTGAAAGATCTCGTGTTGGCACTGGAGAGGCTGGGGTGACGTCCCCGTAGTTTGGAATAGGAAGGATAACTCGTTGTGGCAAAGAACCGTCGTCCACTTCTTGTGGGCGGTAGATTGGCACGTAACGGTTTGTAAGACGGCTAACACGACGTAGTGTGTAAACCTCTGGACGGTAAAGTCCTACACCAAGCATTGCACAAAGCTCACGGTACTGAGCTTGACGAGTTTGTACCATCTCCATGAGCTGGCGATAACGCTCAGAACGTGGGATGGAGACACCGTCTGGGGAAATGATGTCGATATCAAAAGCTGAGTCTGTAGCCAGTGTATAAAGGGCTAGGGTTGAAGCAAGAATAACAAGAGGATACTCATCAACCAGTGGGAGAGTATTCATATTGACTACGCTGCCATTTGCATCTGTAGTAGTGCGGGCATGCTCTGCAAAAGCAGTATTAATATAATAGTTAATGTCGCTATCTGTAAAGTAACGGTAGAAGGTTCCAGAAGCTGTGATGATAGTGCCGTCAGCTGGAGGGGCATCAAAGATAATAGATCCAAAACCCTCTTCAACTGTGATGCTATTTGAAACGTTAGTTCCGTTTACGGTAACTGTAAGAGTTGAGCCCTGTACTGGAGCTTCTGTCATATGAAAGATATTGGCAATTCCATCGCCTGTAAAAGATTCCACAAAGGAACGGCCCATGTCGCCAATTTCGGCACGAAGTCTAATGCCCAGCGAGGTTACTGTTGCCACTGATCCTCCATATAAGGTTGCTTGTGCATATCATCTTAGATTTTGCTTAAATAATCCGCCTAAACGTTAAAGACCCCCTACAGACAGGAGGGCGGTTGTCTGCAGGGGGCGGGATAAGAGAGTCTTAAAAAGCTCTCTTACAATCTATCGTATAGATAACCTTTTTCCTGAAGGTGGCTAGCTACATGCTTTGACACCTTGTACTTCTTACCAGCTTGGAAAGAATAATTGTTTCCAGAACCGATGGTCATCATATCAATGTTCTCTGCCACACGCACTACGACTGAGTCGTCTGCTAGGCTAACGCCCACGCTTTCTACTTCATCAATAACGGTTGGAGCTGAAGGAACAGTCATATCTACAACTTCTGTAGCGTCTTTGACTTCCTTAACTGCTGTTGCCATAGACATTTCGCTAGCACGAGCTGCTTGCTGTTCTGCTACGGACTTTAATTGTTCTTCACGTTGACGGCCTGTCACGTCTGTTACTTTTGCTTTTGCCACGATGTGTGTTCTCCTTGTAGGTTTTTAGGGTGAGGGGGCCAGTTGCCTGACCCCCTCGGGGTTTAAATTAGTTGGTTTCTGCGATGATTACAGACTGATCTGTGATAAGACCAAGACCGTAAATTGCGTACCAAGCAAGAGCGTGCTCACGACCGAAGTCAAGAATACCGCCGTCACGAAGTTCCACAGGAAGTGAAATAGCGTGACCAAATGCGTTGTCACCAATGAAGATCGCAGAGTAGCGATCCTTGTTACCGTTACCTGTCTTTGTTACTGGTGTTGTGTATCCTCCACCAGTTGGGTAAACGACATCTCCAGGAGCAACGGTTGAGTCAGTTGTATAGCCACTGCCTGCTCCGTTTGTTACCTTCTGGATTTGAGTTGTTTCGATGAAGACTGTGTCATAGAGACGACCGATTTCACCGAGCATGAAGTTACCTGGAGCTGCGTACTTTGTAACTTCGATGAACTCAGGATTGTCACGAAGACGACGTGATTGGTGTGGATGCACGAATGCAACATATGTCTCACCAAGACGTGGGATGTTCTTTGTTGAGAGGCTCTCAACTGCGTCCTTGACAACGTGTGGTGTCAAGTATGAAGCACCTGTAAGTGCTGCACGGTTAGCTGCTGTTACACCGTACTCGTACCAGTTGTTTACACCTGATAGAGCTGAGCGATCTTCACCGTAGATTACGGATGAAGCTGCCATGAGTGTGTCACGAGCCTGGCCATCAAGGTAGAGAGCCATGTTACGTCCAAGAAGACGTGAAGCTGATGCCATAACGTCATCGAATGATGCGTTAAGTAGTAGTTCTGATACAGCAATTGCAAAGCCGTGCTCTGCTACTGTGATTGAGAACTGTTGTGCTGTCAATGCGCTTGTTGACATACGGACACCTTCAACTAGTGAAGATGCAAATCCGAGGTTGTTATAACGCATGAAGTTGATCTGGAGACCAGGAGCTACGCCAAGTTCTGTCTTCTTGACTGCGAATTGTTCGAAGCGCAAGATAGGCATTGATTGGAATAAAATTTCCTTAGACCAGATGGTCTGGATTGCTTGTGTAAGCTGGCTGTTAGCGCCAGAATACGCTGTAGGTGATGCGGCTAAATTGCCGGTACCTGTTACGGCTGATGCCATGTCGGTATTACTCCTTGTTCATATATGGGTTAGGGGGTTGTAAAGCTATTAACCAAAGATTCCTTTATCAGGCGAAGATACTCCAGGGAGCAACTTGTTTCTGATCTTTGCGTATTCAGTAACCGACATAGCAGAAAGTTGTTCTGCCGTGAACTGTTGTTGGTCCGAATTATTTTCCATGGTTGGTGGCAAAGTAGGCTTTGTTCCTACCATCTCACGACGGGTGGATTGAAGCGCTTGCTGTGCCGAATCGAGAATCTTAGCTGAGCGATCTCTAAGATTGGTGATGCTTTGTTCAATCTCATCGGGATTATTTCCTGAGATTAGATCTACAAGCTCAGGGATAATATTATCCCGCTCTTCTTCTAAACGACGATTACGATAATTTGTAAGCTCTGCATACTGGCGTTCACGCTCTAGTAATGCATCCTTACGAGCATTTTCCTGACGGATTGCATCAAGTTGTGAAGCCCATTCTTTTTCTTTAACTTCAAGAAGTTGACGGACATCTAACTCTGCTTCAGCTTTAGCTTTTGCTTCTGCCTCAGCTGCAGCTTGCGCTGCTTCTGCTGCCGCAATACGCTCTTCACGTTCTTTCTTAAGAATATTTACTTCTTCCTTAAGAGAATCTATCTGAGGATAAAGCTTTGACTTTTCTTGCTCACGTACTCGCTTTAGATCTTCTTCAGTGTATCCCTTGCTATTAACTTCAGCGAACTGAGTGCTACTAGCTGGAGAGGCCACTGTATTAGTTGTGTTAACTGGGTTGGCTTCTGAAGCAAAAGCTTCTTGAGCCACTGCGTTGTCTACAACGGGTGAATCTGTTGCCATGATTATTCCTTTAGGTTTAAGAGGTCGTTGTCCGAATTAATGCCACGATGACCTGCGGGTTTGTTTGGGTAAAGTCTGTCAAATACTATAAGTATTTTCAGCCTTAAATGCTAATTTGTTTGACCTTTGAAGTCATCCATTGCTCCGCCGTCTTTGTCGGCTGAACGCCATTGTGGAAGTTTAGTTCCATAGGCCTCAGTTACGATCTCTGATTGCATCTGAGCAAGGGTCTGTTCTTCAAATGGGGTCACAACTCCAGGTTGTCCAAGAGGTCCTGGGCCTGTTCCATCACCTGGTTGAGCTCCTGGAGGCATGGTGCCATCTGGCATCATTCCTGTTAGAGAGGTAATAGCAGAGTTGATTTGTTGCTTGATAAGGTTGATAGCTCCATCAGCCTTAGCATCCTGGATAAGCTCTTGACGAATTTCTTCGAGCTTCTCAGCTGGGAACTCTTCGCCAAGTTGACGTAGAGCACCTTCACGGCTTTCCAAGTTCATATTGATCTTCTGTTGGATTTCATTGAGGACGATGAGCTTATCCAATGGAAGAGGTTGTGGGAAGTGAACAATCGTCTCATAAGTGATTGGATCATTCAAATCTAGTTGTGTAAGCTGGTTAGGCTTGATTGGGCCATTAAACATAGGGTTGTATGTAAATAGCTCAGGCTCCTTGAATGCAAGGGTCTTAAGAACTAGCTCATTAACACGACGTAAGCCTTCACCATACTGTACAAGTTTTTGCTGGTAACGGTTCATGAGAGGCTGGTACTGAATAGCAAGAGCAACACCAGAGGTGTTAGAAATAGGCTGTACTTGACCAAGAGCTGTCTCAGGCACACCAATCATCTCATGCATGGCTGTCTTAATCATTTTAAGGTACTCCAGAGCCCCTGTAAGGCCCTGTCCGCCACCTTCTAGATTAAATACTTGGGCGTCCTTTGGAAGACCGCCCCAGACCTTCTTAGGCCCCTTTTCAAGGGCAGAAGCTTTAGCTCCTGTAATAACTGTAACTGGCGCAGCGTGATAGTTGACAATGTCAGCAACGTCTGTAGCAGTTTCATTATAGGCACGGTTAAGGGTAATAACGTCATGGCAATCAGATAGTCCCCATGGGGATCCTGAAACACGCACGTTAGGAATATGGATAACTGGAACAACGCCAATAGGGTTTGGACGGCTATCGATCATTTCATCGTTGATATATTCTTCGATGCGATCATCAGTCAAAATTTCTGTATATGTATATACCTGGCGTGTGCCCTCTACTGAAGTACCCCAAAAACGATACTTAAGCTTAAAGCGAATCAAACGTGAGCGATCATGTGGGTGAAACTCTGGAAAACAAAAAGAAGCATTAAGGGGAAGAATACGAACTCGTCCTGGGTGACGTCCACCTACTGAGTCTTCATAAGCCTCTTCGTAAGCTACTTTGATAAAGCAATCTCCTGATACACCGCCTTGCTGTCCCATTTCCCACATGACACCATGCTTATCGTTATCGATTTCCCACACACGCTTTAGGATGTCAGGGATGATAGCTTCTGTAGCAACTGGGCTACGGAATGAAACTGCACGACCAAATGTAAAGTTAATAATAAAATCTGTAAAGGCACGATAGTAGTTATATACCATCTGCGATTCGCCTACTTCACGGCGGTAAGACCAGTGATGGCCTAGGTACATTGCCCAGTTAAGTGAGTAACGGTTTAGACGTGGTCCATGAACTTCGAACTCTTCATCAGCAAGTTCTACAAGTCCCAATGGAGAAATGGAGATTGTTAAATCACTCGACGCCGCTCTATACGACGGAGGACTAAAATCAATACCACCACTCATCGATTAAATCCTATCATTGTTTGCCCTCAAACTACGAAGTTACGCTTTTTCATGTCACGCTTCTTGCGTGCAAGTTTTTGCTTTTCTTTATCTTTTGCTACTGCTTTCCAATCAACTTTGTTTGGATCTGCATCCTTTAAAGTTCTTGGTTCTTCTTCACCAGTGTTAGCCCACTGTTGACTAATTATTTTATTTGCTTGGGGAGTTGTTCCAGCACCTCTGCGCTTTGGGTATCTAGCTTTAGCTTGATTCTCAATCGCTTCATATGACTTAAGGTACTTACGAACTGACATGTTTCTCCCCTATGTTATCCCCGGCCTTGCGACCGGGGACGACATTAGTATACAGTAATTAGTCGTTAACTGAAGCAGGGTTCATGCGCTCATAGCGTGAGCCATTGCGGATGACTTCTTCAATAACGGTCTGTGAGTGATCTCCGAAGTTTCCTTGTGCGAATTCGCCAAGGTATGTAGGAGCTTCTACCCACGCAGCAGAGCCGACGTGTGCACGTTCCTTCATTGTTTCTTCTGGATACTTCTCGAATACGTTCTCGTTGTGGTTAGGACGACCAGCTGGTGTGTCATAACCTTGATCCAAACCAAGTTGGAAATCATTTGGAACGTCTGTATCTGTTGCAATACCTTCTTCGAAACGAAGTGGGCCACGAAGGCCTGGTGTTGCTGGGCTGAACTTGCGCTCATAGCTTGTTCCTACACGCTCAGGGAACTGAGGAGTAGGTGCAATATTTTCCATTGCCATTGTTTATTCTCCTATAGGGTTGGGATTGAGGTCCTCAGGCATTATTATTCGCTAAAACTATAAGATCTGTCTTAGTAAATACGATATTTAAAAAAACGGGTTAGCACTAACTTCAACTGTAGGCATAACCATCTCTTGGGTAAGAGAGCAGGCTAGGGCTAACGAATCCACAAAGTCATCGTGAGCATGTGCCTCGTCTGGGGCTGCTACAAGGAAATTAGGGCCTTTATATTGAACTTCTGCGTCAATCATCTGTTGGTAGAACTTCTTCCAGATTCTTAGTCGTCTGGTCTTGGCATGGGCAGGCCATGAGACCATTTGACGCTGAACCAAAGCTTGAAGGTGTTTCCACCGCTTAGATTGCTCTGTAGGACTAGAGGTTACCGGGATTACCTCAGCACGAGGCATGAGGATCTTTAGACGACCAGCAACTGCGTCACCAACACCATTGGCGTCAACTCCGATAGCTAGCACGTCGTAGTTAGATAAGAACTGCTGGATCTGGAAATATTGTTCTTCCCAGTCATCGCCTTGTAATTCTAACCAATTTAAAACTCTATGATCATAGTAACCATACTCATCAGGACGATCCCAGTCTACCCAGACAACTGTGACAACGGTTGAGTCCATCTTACGAGCCGGGTCAACTCCCACAACTACTGGAGATCTAAAGTGGCTCTTAACAATCTCTTGCGAAGTATCGCCTAGGTCATCCATGATAGAAGAGGTAATGAACATACCACGCTCAAGCAACCACTTACAGTTGTATGAAAGCTGGAACTCATCTGAGTCCTCACCAATACGTAGCATCTCTTTCTTAATAAACTTGCCGTAGTTTTCGTTGTACTTAATAACATCTCGCCAGTCCCATTGGAAATGGTTCTGACGTGCACGGGTTCCGGTCTGCCTACGCTTGTTCAGCTGGATAGCACGGTAAAAGTTATTCTTGTGGGTTGTAGGTGTTCCGGTCTTAACGATAGTAGCGTTGTAGTACGCACCCATCGGTGCAATAGACTTTGATACTACAAAGTCATCTGCTTCTTGACACTCATCAATGATAATTAAGTGGAAAGACTTAGATTCAATTTTAGCTCGTGGGTTAGCTGTCATCATCATAAGAGTCGAGCCAGACTTCTTAAGCTTAATGTTTTTAGTTACGCCTGGAGTCTTAGTAGGAATATCGTCTACTTCTGGGTCTCCAAAGATCTCCATAGCACGCTCACTAGTTAAACGTGAAACTGTGCGTCCATAAAGGGTTTCTACCTGGTTTTGAACTGGGGCAAACATACCCACCCAAATACCGTCTCCAAACTTACCTAAAAGCTCTGGGTACATACGGGCTAAGCGGGGAAGGATTACCATTAAAGTAGAGACAGTATTTGCAATAGTTTCTGATTTGCCGGACTGACGTGAAGCAAGCGCTGTGACTTCCTCACCATCATTAATAATGACCGATTCAATAATGCGTCGTGCTAGTGGGGCTTGGTATGGGTGGAGTTCATGTCCAACCAACAGTTCCATAAACTGCATGATTTTATCTATAAGGACCTTTACAAACTCTTTGGAAAGCTCATCGAGCTGTACCTCGTCATCTGCAGGGTCTATCTCTTGTGGTTCTAGATCAAGTTCAAGTTCATCGATATCAATCTCCTCAAAGAGATCGTTTTCATCGCTCACTTAATCGACCTTTCGCTTAATGCCTCTACGATTGCGTGCAACGCTTCTGCGCCCACTCTTGCTTCCTCTAATGAGAAAGCGTTTTGACTTTTTTGCCATGAGGATAGGTTACGACCCACAGAGTACATAATTTGATCGCTCCAAGAAAGAAGCTCTGCTGTAGGAAGCATCTGTACACGCTTCTGTACTTTTGTTAATTCTTTTTGTAACTTACTCTTCTTCTTGAACATTCTCTGCCCCAAATCGTATTCTATCCCAATCAACTTCGTCTTGCTTCATAGCACGACCAATGACTGCTCTTGTTAATGCTGCGCTCTCATCATAAGCTTTAGTCCATTTTCCAATGACTAAAGCATACCGTGTAAATGGTAGACGTATTGCCCACCCATGTCCACCACGGTATTGTCCATCTATTTCTTGAGTCTCTGCTCGTTCTATAACGCTTGGCGGTTTAACTGGATACACCATAGCGTGCCAGTAATAGGTGCCAATGTCATGCGTCTTCGCCATCTTCGATGCCCTCACATACGTGGTCTGGAATTTTGTGCTCATACACAAGTTGCTGGCAGAAGCGGCACTTGAAGATCTTTGGTTCTTTAAAGTCATTTTGTGCTGTTGCCCCTGTCGGAATATCATCATCAAATGGAACGTAATCCGTTACAACTTCTGTTCTTTGGTAAATCTCTGCTGGAAACGGTCCCTTAGGATTGTGCGCTGTCTTCGGAACTGGATGTCCCTGCTTCGTTACTATTCGTTCTATTCTCATTTTGTACCTTTGCTTTCTTTGCCTTTGGCTTTGGAGCAACAGGTTTAACCTCTTCAACAACAGGCTCTGCTGGTACCTCAACTACTGGGACTTCAACTACTGGTGTGACGATTGGTTGAGCTGTGATGTTCTTCACATGTGCTGGAAGCTTCTTTTTATTGATATGCCATGGGAGATGTTTCTCACAGAATGTCTGACTAGCAGCGCCAGTGTGATCAACAACATAGTCCGCATACATATCGCAGTTTACGCATTTTGCCATATAACGTCCTTTCAGGCCATTTTATACAGGTCTATAGTATCTCATACATATTTGATTGTTGCGCTAACCCTGTATTTACTGGTACAGTATTTCATAGAGGGGTAATAGCCTCTAACACTAACTACGTAACAAAAGGATTGCAACTAGCTTGGCAGACAGACGCCAGGCTATTTTTTATCAGGTGACAGGTGATAAAAGATTCGGGTTGGTCCTCTAGCCTAGGAGATAGTGTGAATATTAATGGAAAAAGAAAACTAGCGGTAATAGTACTCTCAGTAGTGCTAGCAATTACAAACTCGTTTACCACGACAGCTAGAGCTGTCACAGCCAAGGTGGTCCCCACGTGCGTAGACCCCATTCTCAAATACTCCGGTATGAAAAAGCTCAGCCAAATTCAACTATATGACCTTTTACGCCTAACAGGTTTTCAAGGACAAAGCTTGAAGGTTGCCTGGGCAGTGGCAATGAAAGAATCCCATGGAAATCCTCTATCTCATAACTTTAATCCTCGTACTGGGGATAATTCTTATGGGATGTTTCAGATTAACTTATATGGTGCCTTAAAAGCCCGTGTAAGCCAGTATGGGCTTGTTTCAGCTACTGACCTATATGATCCCGTTACCAACGCCAAGATCGCCTTTCAGATGACCTCTGAAGGCCATAATTGGGGTAGCTGGGGAGTAGGTCGTAATTCATACAATGGTGGAGTTTCAACAGGAGTTGTACAGTACTGGCTTAAAGCCGTACCATCGGTCTAAGACTTTTTACCTGCCCTGCGCTTGTTCTCCTTAGCGGTATTTTTACCGTGGGAGAGCGGGCGCAGGTTTCTTTCTGAATCATTATCGTGGTTATTGTCTTTATGATCCACGTCTGTATTTCTAGAAAGCTTTCCATGCTTCTTTTCGTACTTGGCACGAGCAGCATTTTCTGAAGTGGTATGCCACTTACCGGCAGAGTCTTTAAAATGCTTTACAATAATTTTACGCCCACCGTTTTGCTTAGAGCCTCTGTACTCTTTGCCTCCGGCAACTTCTTTTTTCTTTTCAGCCATTTGAGTCAACCGCCTTGATATCTGCTGCGCTTGTGTATTTGTTATAAGCAGCTACCCAGTCTGTAGAAATGGCTTTTTGAGCATCAGCAAGAGTAATACC